GTTTTTAATTACTTTAAGAGCTAATCCCCTTATTAACTTTTTATTGCCTCTTAAAGGAAAGCCCTTAGGAGCATAAACTACATCCCCAGGTAATATTTGTCCTGAATAATTAGATAATTCAATTCCTATTTCATTTATAGGTTCATAAGCAGATCCATAGGGAGCAGATTTACCTTTATGTTTCTTTTGAGCTTCGGGATCTATATTATCTGTAATATCCCTATAACTACTAGCTGGGGGGAATTCCTCCATTTTTTTAATAGCTTGTGCTTTGGTATCAAATGGACCAAATTCTTGTTTAATTCCAGCACCTAATGGATCATCCTGTCTGTAATAATATTTACTACCTCTTTTTTCTATAGCTCTATATCTTGTACCTACATTACTCTTAGCAAATCCCTTTAAACTTTCGTCCTGTTGTCTTAAACGTTTGGTTTTTTCCTTAGATTTTTCTTTCCTATCTGCAATATAATCAAAAGCTCTTTTTAATCTACTTTTAGTATCTGAATCTTTAGAATTTTGATAAGCTGCTCTTACTCTTTGATGGATTAAGTTAATTATTTGAGATTGACGAGCATGAGATTTGGCTTTAAAAGATTTTTTATTTAAAGTATCAACTATATCCTCTTTAGTTCTAAATTTAATCTTTACAGTATCAGTAGGATCTTCGTCAGTATACAAACGTCTCCCTGAACCCTCGGGT